GGTCGTGGTGTTTTGCTGGACGGTCACCGGAATGTCTTCGGTCCAGGCGTTGCTGTCCCGGAAGAACTCCTTGAGCACGTCGTACAGCTCGGCCGTGATCCCAGTGTCGGACGCGCCCGGGAGCTTCATCCGTGCTTGGTTCATGAAAAGCTCCCACTCCCTCTTATCCAGCGCCATTGCCGTTATCCCTTCGCAGCTTGCTGCGGCGTCGGCGTGCCGCCCGTGACGGGGGTCGGCCGGACGCCCACCAGCATATCGTGGAAGCGTTCCAGGAATGTGTTCGCACGAGCATCTTGGACGTCTTCCTCGTCCCTCAAGAGCGCATGCGCCATGATGCCGTAGGTGAGGGCCATGCGGAACTGAACCTCGATCGGGACGAACTCTCCCGACACAGCAAGAAACCGCGGGACGTGGGTGCCGTAGCGGCAGACGAGCAGGTCGGGGCGAAGACGACGCACTTCTAGAAGCGCTATGTTCAGCGCCTCCACGAGGCTGTCGTCGTCATACCGGTTCGGCACGGTGGTGTCGAGCAGTAGCCGGCGGACGTCGTTGATGTAATCCTGCACACTGCAGAGGTCGTCGGCCATAGTGGAAACTCGACACTTCCGGGTGAATTTCCGATACGATGCTCTGGGAGTGTTAAGAGAGTGATAACGAAACGGGGGCCGAAGCCCCCGTTGACACTCGCGTCTCCACCGCCTTGATTACGAAGCGGGTGTGACTTGGCTCTGAACCAGCGCCTTGCCATCGACCACTTGGTAACCATAAACTTGAAGCCCCCGGAGTATCTGCCCAAACGTGAGCTCGGACCGCAGGGTTTCCACCTTGCTGATCTGGCTTGCGAAAGTCAAGCCGTGCGCGTGGCCCGCGAAGATCGGCCACTCACCCGAGTTGAAGTTCGTGCTGTCCGTGCTGTTGTTCGGGAGCAGGTTGGAGATATAGATCGTGAACCGATCGACCATCCCCAGGCGCCCGTTGCGCAGCATGGAGACGCTGTCGCCAGACAGGTAGGCCTGACGCAGCTCGGACTGTTTGATCTGGCGGCCAGCCCACGCCGGCATGACGACCCAGCGGCCGACCTCCGGAATGTTCTGCTCGTCCAGAACCTGACCCATGCGCATGAGCACATCGAGAAGCTCGACCTGACCAACGCCCGGGTTGCGGCCCACGACGGCCAAGGGGGTGCCCTGGACGCCAAGATTGATGGAGCCGGTGATGACGCCCGCGGCAACGCCCTGGTTGGCGGCGGCCATCTGCTTCACGATGCCGTCGAGGACGTCCTGGTCCACGACGATCTTGAGCTGCTGGGCGGCGTCGTCCGACCACATGGACAGGATATTCAGATCGCTCTGAATTTCCATGACGTCGTCGAGGATCAGCGAGAAATACTTGCCGTTGCCGATATACAGCTCCACGGTCCCACCGGTCGGACGGTCCAGGCCCAAGAGCCCATCCGCGTCGTAGTTGTGGATGGAGATGGTCGGCTTCGTGCGGATTTTGACGCGGTCGCCCTTGTTCTTGATCTCGCCCTCGTAGTCGGTGTTCGAGATCGCGGCAAGGACGGTGCTTGCGTAGAACTTCTCCACGAGCTTACCGCTCCAGATTTCCGGGATGAACCCGGTCGCTTGGAGGCTGTTGCCCGAGCTACCAACCGGGTAGAGGGCGGGGGTCGAGCCGGCGGTGGCGCCGGGGAAACCAGAACTCGGAATGGGCATCGTAGTCGCTCCTTGGAGCGACCACTATGGGTTCGCTCCGGGTTTAGCCGCGGACGCGGCCGTCATTCTGCGCCGCAAAGATCGCGGCTTCGTCGCGCTGTCGGTCTTGATCGCGTCCCGCGTACGCTCCCTGGCGCACTTTGGTGTAGAACGCGGAAATCTGAGCGCGGGTGAAGACTGGCTTATCGGCAGACGAGACGGGGGTGGCCCCGGTCGCTGGCTTTGCCCTGCCAGGAGCAGCTATTGCCTCCAAACTGAGAGCGGCTTGTCGAGGCGCGGCGGGGGCCTGCGGCTCGGGCTGCGGGTTTGGAGCGTTGCCCGTGGCTACTTCCTCGTTGAGGAAGCCCTGGAAGAACGCGACTACCCTAGGGGCATCAGCCGCTTGGAAGGCCGCGTTCAGCAGCTTCCCTCGTAGCTCACCAGAGTAAACATCTGGTGAACGGCACCACGCCTTGAAGCGAGGATTGACATTTATTTCCCGCCAAGTCGGCACGTGGGTGTCCAGAGACCCGTAGAGAGACTGCGTATTTTGGCGGGTAACCTGCTGAGTTACCTTCTGATTTTGCGTCGCGAGGGTCTGGAGGTCTGGCGAGACGGCCTCGCGGGCGGCGCGCTTCACCACGTCAATTAATTCTGGCCCGTACGTCTGGACATCCTGGTCCGTCACCAGCCGCTGGGTGGGTTGCGGCAAGGGGGCGGCCTGCTGGCGTTGCGGGGCGCGCAGCATCTGCTGGGTCCGGACAAGCTCATCGCCAAGCTCGGTCAGCTGCTCCTGGAGCATCCCCATGGACGCCTGGGACTGCCGATACCGGCCCTCCATCGCGTAAAAGCGCCCCTCCCAGCTGGCGGGATCGACACCGGCGCGGTCTTCCGGCCGGGACGGCTCGATCGGGACCGGCTGCGGTTGGGGCTGCGGTTGGGGCTGGGGCTGGGGCTGGGGCTGCGGTTGGGGCTGCGCTGCCGGATCAGGCTGCGGTGTGTGGATCGGCTGCGGCGGATCAGGCTGGGGTATGTTTTCCTTGTAGGCGGCTTGGTGCGCCTGGGTGGCCGCTTCGGCGGCCTTGAGAACGCTCGCCGGCAGGCGCACGTTCGTATCGACGGGAAGAAGGTCCGGCATAACACGTCTCGCGGTTGGCGCTCGGGGTTGTCTACGCCGAGGGCTTGGGATCAGTGCTCACGGGTAATTCTGTGAACAGCTGGAAGAACTTACGCGCCATCTGGGCGCGACCTTGGGCATTCATGATCTCGGTCACCGGGGCCTCGGTTGTGGCGATTACCGCGGCGGTAACATACTGATCGAGGGCGCGAATGAACTTGTCGTAAACCCGCGGATCGGCATTCTTGAAGAACCGCATGCACTCACTGAGGATTTTAGCGGGGTCCTGTGAAGACATTACACGTTGCCGGTCCCGGAAAAGCCTCCTGTGCCCAGCCCGAGCGGGGGCGGGCCCGGCGGTCCACCGGGAGTTGCACCACCCCCACCAGGGGGAGGGCCGCCGCCGGGAATGGGCGGCATACCGCCCGCCATCGGCGTGGCTTTGGCGTAGTTGTTAATGCCCTGCGCCGGCGGCTGGGCCAGCGCATTGATCTGACTGCGGTTCGGCATGGAGGCCTGGGACGACCCCTTGCCGGCGTGCTTCACCAGCTGCCCACCTTTGGACAGCGAGGACATATGCTTTTTGAGCATGGCGCTAACTCATTCCTGACATGTTGGTGTCGCCACCCCCCAAGTTACCAAAGGGCGTCGTGGGCGACGGCTTGGCGTAGTTGCGGGTGCTGGCGGCGCCGGGCTTGATCCCGCCGGCGGCGGATGCCTTCGGGCGTTCAAGCGGGGGGGCACGGAGGACGCCGGGGCGCGATCCGAGCACGAAACCACCCGACGCCGACGCCGGGCCGGGAACCTTGGTGGAACCACCCTTGATGCTCGCCATGGGAGCCTCCTGCCCTTGAGGGCACCTTAATGCGCTTAACGTGCGCTGGTAATGCCGTCTCGCGCCGGGACAGAGCCCTGGAACCCGAACATCTTGCCGGACCCGCCCTTGGCGAACTCGGCGCCGGGACCCGAACTGTCGGGCTTGCCGGTGGACGGCGACTTGTCGGCGCCGGTGCGGTCGCCCGCCACCTGCTCACCGAACATGGGGGTGTTGCCGCCCTTGGCAAATTCGACGTCGTGGGAAGTTTCGTTGTGGGTGACTTTGGCCGCGGTGTTCATGTCACCGACGCTGCCACTGTCCTTCTTGCCCGACTTCGAACCCGAACCGGACGAGACGTTGGACCCACCCTTTGACTGACTTTTGGCCATGAAAATTCTCCTGTGAAGACGCCGGCCGGCGCTTGGGCCGGACAATGGCCCGCTCACAGGAGATAATAGGAGGGGAGTTAATAAATTCTAAAAGAGGCGATCGAGCCACGTCCGTGGGATCGCGTCAGTCACGATCTCCAGCGGGAGATGATACTGGAAACTTCGTGTTCCCTTAGCGCGCATAGCGGCACACATCTTTTCCAATCCGGCACGGAGGGGGGTTTTTGTCTGGTACCCCAGGAGCCGCCGGGCCTTCTTCGAGGAACAGAGTGCCACCTTCACTTCCCGCGGGCGGCCCGGCAGATATAACGGCGACCCTAGATACCCTGTCTCTCCAGCAATCAGCCAGTACAGCTGGTTGATCGTTATGGGTTCCTCGTCCGGGCCAATATTTATGACCTGCCCGCCGAGGTCGTCCTGGAACCCCAT